ACGAAACTCCTGAAATGACTTCAGAGCAAATGCAGGAAAAACGTGCTCAGCTTGATGCTTTCTATAATGATGTTATTCCTCATCTTGAGAAACAACTGAAGTATGAAGAGCTTCGTGCAGCTATTGAAATTGCACGTTTGAAGAATCTCCAAGCTCAGGTGACTATGGCTAATATGATGGCACCAGAAGTTGAAGAAGATGATGACGATGCTACTGAACAGCCCTTCAAAAGAACTCTAAAAAGAGAGAAATGATGGCAATCGTAAATCAAGTAGCAAAGAAAGTTGTACTACCCCGCTGGAACATTGTACAGTTTCAGATCATGGTGTATTGCTATTTGAGTAATACTTCAGTTAGCAGTGCTGATTTAGATTGCCTAACTCATCTTGGTGTAGATCAAGAGGCAGAGCTTACTGAGTTCTGTAATAAGATTACAGACTTGGGGGTATTTAAATCTCCGCAAAGTGCAAGAAATGCTTTATCAAAAGCAGAGAAGAAAGGTTTGATTATTAAGAAGGGTAAGAGTAAAAAGAAGATTTCTGTTCACCCTGATATTAATATTCAAACTGAAGGAAACATTCTGTTGGACTATAAGTTTGCTCATATTGAATCCAAGAAAGCCTAAACAAGCAATTAAGAAGACGGCTCAAGCGGAGACTGTTAGTGAGCAGCTTGTATCAGATCTAACGCACTACTTTTGGTTAAGAGCAAGAAAAGATATATCTAGTCTTGAATACCCTAGAGTTAGTATTGCAAATTTTGGTACATTCATAGTCAGATATAATAGGATGGAGAAACAGATTGAGAAGTACGAGGAAATTCTTGGTAAACTCAATATGACCAGATATAGAGACTATCAAATATTTGATGAGTTGTCTAAAAGAGTAAGTAGAATGAAGACTTTGATTCTACGGTTAGAAACTGAACGAACTGAAAGATCCGAACATTATGAAATTAAAAACGCTAATAGAGAACCTAAAAACGATCTGGAAGAACAAGACACTGATTCTTGAAGGTCTTAGGTACAAAATTTTCAAAACTGAATTAACCGAGAGGGTATATGCTAAAAGACATTCTATCTGTGCGACTTGTCCTAATAGAACAATGGAGTCTTATAAATGCATTGCTCCTGGAACACAACCCTGCTGTTCATTATGTGGTTGTTCTTTGTCTCTTAAACTTAGATCTTTAAGTTCAGAGTGTCCTGCTGAAAAGTGGAAAGCCCACTTTACAGATAAGCAGGAAGAAACTTATTTAAAAAATTATGGGCGTTAAGTTTTTACCTGAAGATCACAAATATGTTAGTATTGATCCGGCTGAGAATATCAGTTGGATGAGTGTTACATCATTGATTAGTAAACTTAAGCAGCCTTTTGAGGCTGAAAAGATTGCTGAAAAGTCCTCTAAAAACAGAAGATCCAAGTGGTATGGTATGACCAAGGATCAAATTCTTTCTGTGTGGAAGTCAGAATCGGAAAGAGCTATTACTGTTGGAAACTGGTACCACAACCAAAGAGAAGAAGATCTTTTGGGTTTAGATAGTATTGAGCGTCATGGTAAGGTTATTCCTATTATGCAACCCTTGGCTGATAATTCCGGTTTTAAGGTTGCTCCAGACCAACGTCTTACAGATGGTATGTATCCTGAGCATTTTGTTTATATGAAAAGTTTGGGTATTTGTGGTCAATCAGATCTTGTAGAAGTTGTAGATGGTGTAGTTCACATTACGGATTATAAAACCAACAAAGAAATCCGTAGTAAGAGCTACAAAGACTGGGAGGGTTTGTCTCAAAAGATGAACCCCCCGGTCAGCCATCTTGATGATTGCAATCTAAACCACTACAATCTACAGCTTTCTATCTATATGTACATGATTCTTAAGCATAACCCAAAGCTTAAGCCTGGTACATTGATGATTCAGCATATTATGTTTCAGGATGAGGGTAAAGATCAAAACGGATACCCTATTTTAAAGACAAACATTGATGGAGATCCTGTTATTAAAGATGTTATATACTACGATATTCCATATCTTAAAGATGAAGTCCTTGCACTAGTCAAGTGGTTTCAGGATAATAAATCTAAATTCAAATGATAATAAGACTCTTCGATGTACAGAACGGTAAAGTAATTCCCTCTGAGCACTGTTATACACTAGAAAGTCTGAAGAAGATTATAGATACGTATAATGAAAATGCACCTAAAGTATATACGTACATCTTTTACATGACTTGCCCAGATCCGGATATCAATCCATTTTTTAACGTACTGGAGTCTGAAAAAGAAGAATTAGTTCTTAGAGAAGTTAATATGGATTACTCTACAGAAGATCCTGAGATTTTAGAAGCAATGGATTTGTGTAGAAAGTTGTATGAAACTCCTACATTTCGTGCATACAAGGGTATTGCCAGTATGCTTGATAGACTTGCTCGGTACATGGAAACCACTGATATTGAGCATGGTAGAGACGGTAATATAAACTCTTTGATTAATGCTGCGGCTAAATTTGAACAGATTCGCAACTCATTTAAGGGAGCTTATAGTGATTTGAAAAATGAACAAAAAACTACTGTCCGTGGTGGACAGGGTCTAGCATATGATCAATTATGAACGATAACTTTCACGACTATCTTTTTCATTACAATGTTTATGAAAAGCTTTGGTATGTTTTTACAAGGGACGACTCTAATAATTATTTTAGTGATAGAGCCTCTATAAAGACTTTATCCGCACCAGATATTAAAATCTTGATCAAGGCTATTGCTGAAGGAGTTACTATTGAGTAATGTTTATTACTGTACCTACATATAGAAATGGTGAGTGGACTGAAACTTCTTTTGATTCAAGAGAAGACTTCAGAAATTTTTTGCTTACACTTTTTAAAGAACCGGGGCAGTATGAATTTGATGAGAGTTCTAAACTTTTTCAAGAACAATCTGATAAATTTAATTCTTTAGGTTACTACACGGATGCTCCGTTTAGATCCAAAGACTTTATAAACTATTGGGATCAAGAGAAAAAGAAGTGTCGGAATGGTGTAATATTCGTGGGTAAAAGAACCACCTGGTATCTTACTAGAGATTATTACATGTGGCTTAACTTCCTACCCATCTATGATAAAGAAGAAAAGAAATACGGTTTTGCAAAAGTTCGTGATGCTCAGTATCACATGGCAATGTATGAGATCTTAGCAGAACTTTCATTTAAACATGTTGCTATTTTAAAGAAACGTCAGATTGCATCATCTTACTTTCATATGGGTAAACTCATCAACCAATACTGGTTTGAAGAAGGTTCTATCTGTAAGATTGGCGCAAGTCTAAAAGACTACATTAATGACAAGGGTTCATGGAAGTTTCTTGATGAATATGCAAACTTTGTAAATGAACACACCGCGTGGTATAGACCTAATAACCCAAACAAAATTCTGCTGTGGGAACAAAAGATTGAAGTACGGATTGGTGGTCGTATAAGTAAAAAAGGTCTTATGTCTAAGATCCAGGGTCTTTCATTTGATAAAGATGCAACAACCGGTGTTGGTGGACCTGTAACTTATTTCTTTCATGAAGAAGCTGGTATTGCTCCTAAGATGGATAAGACGTATGAGTATATACGTCCTGCTGTTCAGTCTGGCTTTATTACTACTGGTACTTTTATTGCTGCAGGATCTGTGGGTGATCTGGATCAGTGTGAGCCTCTTAAACAAATGATTTTAAACCCCGAAGTAAATGATATCTATGCTGTTGAGACTAATCTCATTGATGATCAAGGCACCATTGGGACTGCTGGCCTTTTTATTCCTGAGCAGTGGAGCATGCCTCCTTTTATTGATGAGTTTGGTAACTCACTTGTGCAATCTGCTCTTGCTGCCATTAACTTGGAAAGAGAAAGGTGGAAGAAGGACTTAGCACCTGAGCAGTATCAACTACGTATTTCTCAGAAGCCAACTAATATTCAGGAAGCATTTGCTTTTAGAAAAATATCTGTATTCCCCACTAATCTTGTTACAGCTCAATTAAAAAGAATTGAAGAAAAAGAGTATCCTTTTGAATTTTTAGAACTAGAATACGGAGAAGACGGAAAAATTGTAGCAAAAGACACAAGAAAATTGCCAATTCGTGAATTTCCTATTTCTAAAAAAACAGAAGATAAAACGGGGGTTCTTGTAGTTTATGAAAGACCGGTGGCTAATGCAGAGTTTTCTACATACTATGCATCTGTTGACCCCGTAGGTGAGGGCAAAACAACTACCTCAGAGTCTCTCTGTAGCATTTTTGTGTACAAGAACCCAGTGGAGGTTACCCGTGAGACAGATAACGGCATAGAGAGCTTTATTGAGCAGGATAAAATTGTAGCCTCTTGGTGTGGTAGATATGATGATCTAACCAAAACTCACCAGATGTTGGAGAAGATCATTGAATGGTATAATGCATGGACTGTTGTGGAGAACAACGTATCTCTGTTTCTTCAATACATGATCTCTAGACGTAAGCAGAGATACTTGGTACCTAAGAGTCAGATGCTTTTCTTAAAAGACATTGGTTCTAATGCTAACGTATTTCAAGAATATGGTTGGAAGAATACCGGTAACTTGTTTAAGGGTCATTTGCTTTCTTATGCAATTGAGTATCTCAAAGAAGAAATTGATGTAGTGACAAAAGCAGACGGGGGTATTGTAAAAACTACTTATGGGGTAGAGCGTATTTCAGATCCTATGCTGTTAAAAGAAATGATGGCATATCACCCTGGCCTTAACGTTGACCGATTAGTAGCGTTTGCTGCATTAATTGCTTTTGCAAAAGTGCAACAATCTAATCGCGGATATGCAAAAAGAAAAGAATCTACCATCAAAGGTTTGGAAAAGTCAGATAATTTGTATAAATTAAAAATGAGCCCGTTTAGACATATGGGAGCATCATCTATTTCCAAGTCTCGTAATCCATTCAAAAATTATAGATAATGTTTACGACTATTACTTCTACAAGTGATCACACATCTTTTTCGTACGTGTACATAGATGAATTAACAGATATGGAGTACACAACAATTTATGTGCTTAACACAATTGAAGAATTATGAAGATTTATAATGCACTAGATCTTAAAGCTGGAGCCAAAGCGGAATACAGTAAGACTGGTACTCTGATTCAGCCTGTTCAGTTTATTCCTAGAAAAGAAAAAGATGAAGAGTGGGCTGCTTGGAATATGGACTGGCATGAGTGGCAGGGCATTAAACAACTTAGAAGAAATTCAAGACGTATTCTTAAAAACTATAAGCTTGCAAAAGGTATTATTGATAAAACAGATTATATCATTGAGCCTGATAATGAATATGCAGATCTTGTAGATACACTTATCCAAGAGGATCAGTCTGCTCTTGAGATTAAGTTTTATCCCATTATTCCTAATGTAATTAACGTACTTACAGGTGAGTTTGCTAAACGCTATTCACGTGTAACATTCCGTGCAGTAGATGACATCTCTTACAATGAAATGATGGAGATGAAGAGAGCAATGATTGAAGAAACATTGCTTTCACGAGCTGAGCAAAAACTGATGGCTAATTTGATTGCACAAGGATTTGATCCTGAATCAGAGGAAGCACAGCAAGTTCTTAATAGAGATAATCTTAAGAGTCTTCCAGAGATTGAAGATTTCTTTTCTAAAGATTACCGCAATCTTATAGAAGAATGGGCAATGCACCAGCTTAAGGTTGACGAGGAAAGATTTAAAATGCAAGAACTTGAAGAGCGTGGGTTCCGTGATATGCTTATTGCAGACCGTGAGTTCTGGCACTTCAAGATGAATGAGGATGACTATGAGATTGAACTTTGGAATCCTGCCCTTACATTCTATCACAAGTCTCCAGATATCCGTTACATTTCTCAGGGTAACTGGGTAGGTAAGATGGATATGATGACCGTATCTGATATTATTGATAAGTACGGTTATCTGATGACTGAAGATCAGCTTATGTCATTGGAGGCTATTTATCCAGTACGTTCTGCAGGATATCCTATTGGAGGAAGTCAGAACGATGGAACTTACTATGACGCTACTAAGAGCCCCGAGTTCAATAGTATTGAGAATGGCTCTCTTGGTTATAGACAATTTATGTCTACATATCAAAATAGCTCATACACAGGTGATGTAGTAAATGAGATTCTTAATGAATCTGAAGACATGTTTGATAACGAGACAGCATTTATGCTTCGTGCTACTACTGTTTACTGGAAGTCACAACGTAGAGTTGGTCACCTAACTAAGATTACTGAGGAAGGTGAAATTCTACAAGATATTGTAGATGAGACTTTTAAGGTTACCGAGAAGCCTATTTACAATTTGTCATTTAACAAAAACAAGACTAAAGAGAATCTTGTATTTGGTGAACACATTGAGTGGATTTGGATTAATGAAACTTGGGGTGGTGTAAAGATTGGACCTAATGCTCCTACATTCTGGGGTCAGAAGAATCTTTCTGGTCTTGATCCTATCTATATTGGTATTAATCAACCTAAAGTTGGAAGACTTAAGTTTCAGTTTAAGGGTGATAATACGTTGTACGGTTGTAAACTACCGGTTGAAGGTGCTGTATTTTCAGATCGTAACACACGTTCAACATCTTTGGTAGATTTGATGAAGCCTTACCAGATTGGATATAACATTGTAAACAATCAGATTGCTGACATCCTTGTAGATGAACTTGGTACAGTTATCTTACTGGACCAAAATGCATTACCTCGTCACTCTTTGGGAGAAGACTGGGGTAAGAACAACCTGGCAAAAGCATTTGTGGCAATGAAGAACTTCCAGATGTTACCTCTGGATACTTCTATTACAAACACAGAGAATGCTCTGAACTTTCAACACTATCAAGTTCTTAGCCTTGAGCAGACAAATCGTTTGATGTCTAGAACTCAACTGGCTAATTACTTTAAGAACCAAGCGTTTGAGTCTATTGG